TGTATCAATGATTTTAGGAGGCAAAAAGATCTCTCAGTCTGAGACTGAGGGATAAAAACTCCCGAGGCCGCACCGCTGCTGCCCCCCCGACCGTTATCCCACTTCGATTTATGACGCAGGAACTCTATAATTTGTTGTTATAGCGGTCGAGCGCCGTTCTTAGTGGCGGCTGTCAACTAGGGATGTTGACGTCTCAAACTAAAAGACCCATATCACGATCCCATTCTTCATTATAAGAATCATAGGATTTAATCAGTGGGTATTGATTAGTTTCATCGTAGAAAGCCTTGACGAGCACTTTGCTCCATTTTGAAAATACTTCTTCAGAATGTTGAGCGAGTTCTCGCACGGAATTCTCGATGTTGAGCTTGCACTCAAGCTCAAAGTCAGGACACTTTCGTATCCAATTTGGTGTCTCCAGGATTACTGCCAAATCCATAGGTGCACGGTAGATGCCATTAACAAACCTAAATCCTCGCTTCAAATAAGCGACTTCATTGAGTTTACGTGAGGCTACCATGTTACCGGTCTTGGCTTCGTCTGTATATATCATGCCGAAGCTAGCATAAGCTTCAGTCACGGTGAGTTGGTTGAACCATGAAATAACTCCATCGGAGAAATTTATCACATTATCATCACCATATGATACCATAGACACCACATCATCAAAGTTCGGAGCTTTGATGGAAGCCATCTTCGCACACCTGTAGTATGCGATTCTCATCGACACACTATTATAAAACGAGTTTAGAATAGTGGTGAGAGGATTCCCAGATGGTTGGGAATGTGACAGAGAAATGTACCTGCCGTTGCAAATCCAAAAGGAATTGTAAACGTCCAACATTAGTACTCTACGGATACGAGCGTTCTCTTCGCCATCGTCATAAAATTGATTGACGACATCAGCAAATCGACTCAAAATACTTGAGTTGAGTGTGCCATCGAAGGAACTAAAGTCTCCGGCAAAAACTTTGTCACCAAATTTTTGCAATTTCTTTGCTGTTTTTGTCCAGTCCAGACCGACTGGGTTCGTGCCAATTGATTGTTCATTTTGGACTCGGTTCTCCATAACGTGAGCGACGAAACCTAAAAAGTAACGTCTAACGGTTATAGTGTAATCCATGGGTCCATTGGCGAACACTCTTGTTTTAAGAGCGTCCACTTTCTCAATCGGTCTTCTTTCGTCTTTGAGTGTTGCCGTCCAAGCGACAGGCATTCTCTTGCCTTCTCGCGCGGCTGCTATCCTAGCATCCACGGCTCGGCGCACTTCCTCGTTGTAAATGAAAGTTTGGTCATCACCCAACCATCCAGTCTTGCCGTGAGTTCCAGCTGGTTTGTTTAAAACCCAGGGATACCCGGCCGAACTACTACGGTTGATAGCTGAAATGTACTCTGAACTTTCCGAACCCGAAATGGCTTCTTCAAAAGTGAGAACACGCGCCAATTCACTGCGTCGATTGGATAGAAGATGTGCTTTAACTTCATTAACTGCAACTGTTACCTCTTCTTCTGGTATATATGGCGTATTGACACTGCACTTAGCAATGTTCTTTGCCATTAGATCAACATCAGAACGATATAGGTAACAAGGTTTGGTGATGGGATCCAAAATCTTACCATGCACTAGAGAAGTGCGGATATCAGTCTCAGCAGGTACGAAAGGCACTTTAGAGACCGCTCCTACAAATCCAAAAGTCGTGGCCGGCATTCTGAGCAAATCCTGTATATCACTCTGTGAATAATTGCGATTTAATTGCAACTCAACCGAGGAAACCCTAAAATGAGGGAGTTCGTCAGCGTCTGTTTCAACTACATCATCAAACTTCACCAGAGCTCTCTTGAGATCTGCTTGAGTCACAGATTGACCATAAGCTTTCGTACCATCAGTGGCGCCTAGTGAGTGTATGCCCGCTATTTTGCGCAAAAAAGAGTTGTCATTGACAATAACAGGCGCTCCGCAATCTCCACCAATGGTGTTCAAAGTATAGCAAAGAGTGTCCCGGATGTTCTTCTCTTCTCCTTGAACGCTAAAGACAATAGATGCCATATCACATTTCACATTGCCCAAAATTGCAAACATGGTCGTGCCATTAATGCATCTGAGAGTTGGTAAGCATACATCAACTTGGCGAACTGAAAGTTCTGGCATTGTCTGGAAGTGTTTGATCAATGAAGTGTGTGCGTTAACATAACGCGGAAATTTCCAAAGAATTGCATCCTTGTAATAACCGTTTGAAGCCTCAATGTCGACTTGTTTAATTACACTATATGGTACTTCAAAAATACTTCCAAAGTAATTTTCCATTCTTATACTATCAGTGATTTGTAAACAAGAGCGCACGTGTTTGGGAATGAGCATCACGTTATCAACGACGAAAAGACCGTTCAACAAAGGTTGATCTTTACCATCTCTAACTCTTATTATTTTATACATATTCGTCAGAACACGGTGACTAATCAAATCCTGTGCGCCAGCGTCTTTCCAAGCCTGCATTTCTGCCGGTATGGATTCAACGACAACTTTAGGTTTGACTCGAGTCGAATTGTCAGCCGAGCAATGAGCTTCACAAACGACATCATCACTTTCAACCACGACTTTATTACGTTTGTTAGTTCTAGAGTCGCCAGAAGCAAACGCTTCAGTAACAATTTTCTTGCTTTTGCAAGTCACATTATCACCAGAAGCGCTTGCCTCGAGTTCTAAGCCACATCGCCCATGTTTCTTGGCAGCTTGAGTTTTGTTGTTGGAAAAATATTTCCACAAACCCACGCCACCTATTAAGAAACTCAATATGAGCAAATAGGACTTGAACTGCTTAGCGGTCTCAATCAGACTAGTTGCGTAACCTCGTAGACTAGAACGTACTTCGTCCAGAGATGGGAGTTTTTCACAAGCAATTTGAGTTTTAATTCTTATTGTCTTGATGCTTTCTTGCACGCGTTGTCTGAGTGTCGAGGTTTCATCTGGTTCATACTCATCAGCACTCTCATAGTCATCGTCCATTTGGAATTTAGCATGTTTCTTCAATTTGTTGAAACGAGCTTCATCCAAACGTGATGCCATGCACTCATTCATCATTGTAGAATCTTGATAAGACACCATCAATTGCTTGATGGCCATCTGCACAAATTCTTCATACTCAATTGTCTTGGTTCTACCAGTCGCAGGGTCACAAATGGGTTGTTGTGATTCTGGATCATACATTTTCAAAACGTAAGGCCGAGTATCAACAGGGCTATTACATTTAGAACGATCCAGGCGTTTGACAAACCCACCAGTAGATTTGGAATAACATTCTTTTGTAAATTCTTCCTTCAAACAAACTTCAACACAAATGTCGACTCGCCGTCGGTAAGCATCTGGAAAGGTTAGAGAAGGAGTATTTTGACTAAGAACATTACTGGTCAGGATCAAAACTTGTGAACAAAACTTTGTGCGCTTTTTCTCTTCGAGTTGTGCAACATGCAATGGGTAAGGAGCTATATTGGCAGCACGTATCACTTCCATGAATTCTTCATTTGGTGATGCGCTGGAGTCAGCTCGCTGTCCGAAATCGTCATAAATGCACACATTAGCACCATTATAACCATCCCAAAATTCTTGTTCCACATTGCGGAAATAGATGTTTTTGGCATAATTCTGTGCTTCTTCAAGCGAATCACACAAGGAGGCGTTCAGATCGCAAGCCAGAGGCCAGCTCATACCTGATTTGCCCACTCCGGATTCTCCAAAAATCCAAACTGTCAAAGGCTTCGTTCTGGGTTTGTTGCCAAACACTCCAGAGAAATCACTAAGCTTCTTGTATTCTTCAATCAGCTTAAAAACTCTGTTGTAGTGTAGGACACAAGGCTCGTTGCTAAGTTTTTTGTTAGCTCCGAGAACTCCAGCGAACTCGATGCCTTTGCGGTACAATCTATCGATTCTAAAGCAAAGTTCTTTGTCCTTTTCAACCATTTGTGCCAAATTTTGTCCGGGTTTGCAGATATCAAGAATGTCTTCTACCCAAGCATCATAACCGCTCAAATAATTTTCAAGTTCATGTTCGCTTCCAATTTTCCCGAAAGCACAATTGACCAAATATTCACCAATTGCTGAAAACATCGGGGTCGCAGTTTTGCCAAGGTTAAAAATATTAACTAGGTGCCTACTACGATCGCCAAAGAATTTCAGGCAAGTGCTAACGTCGCTGCTACCTGGTAGGCCCAGCGCTCGTAACAGCACTAGTGCCAGGATGGCGCCCAACGTGCCGGCGCAAATTCCGCGATTGGCATCAACATGAGAACTAAGAAGTCCAAACATGCTAATGTCTTCGATTTCCTCATTCTGGAAATTAGCTTCCACATTTGAGGAGAAATTGAAAATTTGTGAAATGTATCCGTAAATCTCACTGCCAAATTGCACTGAAATGTTGTACAAAAGTGATAGGAGAAGGCATCCTGGTTTGGCCAAACAAGCATTGACGATAACGTTCATGAGCTTTAACACGACGCCACGTCCAACATCTCCGAACAGGAAATTGTTGGCACCAGATATCATGGTAGCAAATGAAGAAACCATTTGTTGAGCTTGTTCAGTCAAATCATCGAATCTTTCGGTCAAAGTCGAAATTTTTTTGATAGCTTGATTACTGTTTCTCACCAGAGCCATGGGATTGTAATCATCCCATGATTGGTGGGCTGCTTTTACAGCTTTATAGTTCGCCTGATCTATCAAATAACAGGCGCGTTGTATGTTTGACATTTTAACAAATTTTATTTGCTGTCTTTTTGACATGTCAACCATTGCACACATGTGCTCGAACGACATAAAGGAACCTGTGGGAGCTTGCATTTTACTGTAAGACATCTCGACATTCAATTTAAACCATGGTTTTAGATTCCATGAAATCCTTTTAGGTCAGGTAGACGTGCGTGTCTTAACGCCACATTTTGTTAGAATGCGGAAACTAGTTGATCAGACGTTCGTGTCTTAACGCTATGTTTCTCTAAAACATAGAAACGCTCCGGTAGACGTGCGTGTCTTAACGCCACATTTCTCTAAAATGTAGAAAATACTGGTTGACGTGCGTGTCATAACGGTGCATTTCTCCAAAATGCACAAACTAGGTTACTATGCCTTGATGACTAGTCACACTTCCTTGGGTTCCAAGCAATTTCATGTGATTTAGCAAGAGTCAGGCAGTCTCTCGCGATGCCAAGTCCGTCTGCGGTGTGGAGTTACCCGTATACCTCGCAACTTCTTTGGTTTATCTTGAACTGTAACCCATACTAACCTCTGCGCCGCTAAAACCATACTTAATTCTGGCTTGTGCTCCTACTCGCCTTTTTGGTTAGTATTGCTTTATTAGACACGTCTATAGACTAAAATGGTTTCTTCATCTATTGACGCGCTGGAGTTATGTTGATCCCGTAAATCGGACTTCCTAAGAGGAAACCGAAAGTCATATCATCCTTCGCACCTACGTAGGTTCGCAGGGAGGAGGCATCAGTTCTCACTAGAACCCCGGGAATGGTTCTAGATGCCAAATCTGCACCCGTTTGTGCAGCTGCAAAATTGCAAATTCCTCGACGGGATGCCGAGTAAAAAGCAGTTTGCACTTCATGAAAAGGGTTCAAATCCGTGTAAGTCAAATGCTCAGGGTTGTCAACGCTTATAGGTCTACCATCTTCTGTCCTAACGACTTGCGTCATTACGAACTTTCGATCGGTTTCGCTTGCATTGGGCACGATTTTGTACGACATTCCGCCCCTATAAAAGGAGTAAATGTTGGCACACAATCCGATATAACCACCGATTCCACCCGAAATGGAAGTGTTGAGATATGTTTGATCTCTAACCTCTAATTCGTATCGTCGGTGGCCTTTGATGGCCTGTCTGAGATTTGTCAGCATTTCGCCTGCAACAGTGCTTGTACTGTCAATGGTAGTTTCTTGCGAATTAGGACTACCAAAAACAATAGTCTGAGCAGGTCGTGGGATGTTTTGAACATTGATTTGATGTTCAGCTTTCACGATTTCTCTGATAACCTTGATGATGGTTTTGGTGATATGGTCACCAGAAGCCTGTGCTTCTTCATCACATTGGAATTTTGCTGCCACACGTGGTGGTACTTCAGTGCTCATGGACATTGGACAAGAAAAAGCCACATTTGTAGCCCATTTCCAAACATTAATTTGTATTGCTTGGGAAACAGTACTTGGTGCGTTCAAAGGAGTTAAAGCTCTGACCACGATACTACCAAGAGTAGCATCACTATCAGTCGTTCTTCCATCACCAAGCGGATTCAATCCACTACGGCACATTACATTCTTATGCATATATGGTACTACAAATTCCACTTCGTTCTGTTCGGTAATATCAAAGACATGTCGGTATGTGTTGGTTGTGTCAACTAAACGTGCATCTTCATCCGTGATAGTAGCACCCGGCACGTAGAACACTTCAAAGCGTCCCACATGGTAAGGTGTTTTAACTAAAGATATTTTGAAATGCACATCTGCTCTCCACATAGCAAAACGAGTTGCCATAAGTTCAAAGAGCGACATATCATAAACTTGGTACACACTTGAGCCAATTTCCCAGCTGGCCACTCGTAGTTCATCTACTAGTGGTGCGACTGGGAGATTGCAAATCACCGCATTATCAATTGAGTTGGTGAGCCACCTAGTCGTTGCCACTAGTGCTGGTCTACCACAAACGTGTTGGATGTCCATTTCATCGACCGTCTCCATAAAGTTGACACTAACTTCTCCAATTTCGTTATCATTAGCCATAGCGAGTGCTACAGCATTGTCTTCTCCTTTGAAGCTAGTGAAACCGCGTCCAGGCGTGTTTGAAATGGGTTCAGTGGTCGAACCTTTGATTGGTCGACTCCATCCGAAGACAGAGGCTACGCCGCTAAAAATATTAGCAGCCCAACCGACAGTTTTCGCCACACCACCAATAACAGGTACTTCACTAAGTAGATCAGCTGCCTTAGAAATTCCAGATGAAATTTCAGTTATCGGTCCTTTGGTTTCCTTTGCCATTTGGAAAACGGCATTAACACGGCGTGGTGTGGGACCTTTAAGTTCAATGTTTTCGAAATGGCCCATGACAGTGACTGGAATAGCAATATTCTCACCGGCTAATAAATCAGAAAGTGCATAAACATACACCTGACACATATTTATTGAGCCAGCAGAAGGATCCGTCAGTGAGAGTGCATCAAACTGAAGACACCACGGGATGCGAATCTCCGCAGCTGTGTTTGTTTGCAAATCCAACTCTACTCCTGGGTAACTAGTGATAGCGGCCCTGGATTTGTAATTGATCTGACACTCCTGGATAAGTTGGTCATCAACGGGAGCAAAAGTAATCCAGATTCTGCCAGCAACAAAAGGATTAGCATTAATCATAAACCTCAGCACACAATCAGCTTTAAACCATTCGAAATTATTGAGTTTGTCATTTTTGTAACCGACTTTCATAATATCTTTCGGTAGATTGTATGTACGAATAGGTGTTTGAGGTGCCAATCCTGTCATTGAAGCAAAAGGCTTTAGGGCAACAAAGTTCGAACCATTCAATTGAAACTTATCAACGACGGCTGGTCGTTGTAAAAATCGAATGATGGTAGCTATGTCGTCCAAATTAGACAAATCGGTCGTATTGTTAGCAGCCAACTCGTTTTGCACCAAATTGGCGTCTGTAAAACGAGTCTCTGCTCTGTCAATTTCAACATGCTGTTGTACGTCGGATATTGTCGCGACTACTCCAGTTGCTGAATCAGTATTTGTGCTGGTTTGAGGTTCAGCAAGACCTACGATTTGGTTGTTGTTGTTGTTAGCAGGCAGTTATTACAACACTACATGATAAATCATGTTGTCCTCGATGCCCATCGAAAACAAGTGAGGTTGATGATTGGCTTTCCCAGGGCTGCTGGTCGGACGCCATCCTTAAATAAGGAACCTTAAATCGAGCAGCAATTCTTACCATTTCTCATCAATATAGGTAAGAAAGATCACGCTCTAACTATTCAGTAGCTAACTGTGTGGTCTACCACAATTGGTTTTAGTTTTTATCTACCAAAACCACAACATTGACAATGTATTAACTTAGAGTTGTTGGAAAAGTAGTTGGTGTTTGAAGCGAAGAGTTCATTGGATTGAGTCATTCTTCAAAGCCCGTGCCATCTATAAGAGTGTAGCCGATTGGCGGGCAACTACACAATTAAATAATAAAATAATAATTGTAAATAGATTGTTATAGTGATCGTTAACGTTACGAATCCACGCGCCTCTTGTAACAGTAAGGGCAACCGCGCATCTTTTGACGATAAGTGCAATCGCGCAACTTTTAACGATAAGTGCAATCGTTAAACTTGATTGGTCCAGGGGTTTCCCC